AGCACAGGCGGCTGCTCAGCAGACCGCCCAACCTCAAGCTAATATCCCGCAACAGGAAGCCGCATGACAATCGAAGCAACCGTACCAGCAGTAACCGCCCCAGTCGTTGACGTGGACCTGACCAACGTAGCACCAGCGGCCCCGGCAGCCACACCGCCAGCCGCCCCGGCACCAGCCGTTGAAGAAGGCCCGGTCGAATACAACGAGACGGGCAACGCCAAGGTTGACTACGGCCTGAAGATCATCGGCGGTGCCGGTCTGAGTTCCGAGCACCCTGCCGTGGCAGCCGCTATGGAAGGCGACTTCAGCATGCTGGCGCACGCTCTGGAAGCCAAGGGAGTTCCCGGCGCCTCGGCCCTCGTGGCCATGCTGGAAGGCGAGTACAAGGCTGACCAAGACTCGGTCGCCAAGGAGGTCGAGAATATCAAGGCTTCCGTGGTTGCCATCGCTGGCAGCCCTGAGCAGTGGGGTGAGGTCGCAAACTTCATCAAGGCGAACGGCTCCGAGGAAGAACTCGGGGAGCTGCGCAAGATGCTCCAGAACCCCCTCCAAGCCAAGATCGCAGCGAGCTACATGGTCAACCTGTACGACAGCGCTGGTGGCGCCAGAGAGCCCGCCAAGCAGGTCGCCGGGGAGGCAGCAGGCGCCCGCCAACCAGCCGGGGTCAAACCCATCACCAGCCGTGCGGAATTCTCCGCTGCGGTAGATGCACTGTACCGGAAATACGGCAATGACTTTGAACAGTCCGCCGAGTACCAAGCGTTGGCGAAGCAAGTTCTCCGCTGATTCATTGACCGAAATGGGCGGTATTTAATTGCCGCCCTCTAGGTAAGAGAAACGTTTCCCAACCGAAATTAAGGATATACCTTGAGCTTAGATACTTTTAACGTAGTACGTCCACTCGCTCGAAATGGCCGCGACAACCCGGCCACCGACGACATCTACGCTCTCCAGATCGAGAAGTTTACTTCCGACGTGGAAGGCACCATCATGCGCCGGTCGAAGACTGAGCCGATCATCAACATCAAGCCAGTGAAGGGCACCACTACCGTATCGAACTTCGCAATCGGTGAATCCGATCTGCAAGTAATCGTTCCGGGCGTGACGCCGAACGGCACCAAGTCGCAGTTCGGTAAGAACTCGGTGCAGGTTGACCGTACCATTCTGGCCCGTGCTACCCTGCCGTTGCTGGATGTGTTCCAGACCTCTTACGACGCTCGTCGTGAGATTGCTGTAGAACACGGCAAGAAAATCGCCAAGATGAAGGACCAGTCGTTCTTGATCCAAGCGGTCAAGACTTCGTTGCTGGCCAACTCGACCTACTTCTCGACTACCGAGTTGCCGGGTCACAAAGGCGGCACCAAGGTCACCCTGACCACTGCTGGCGATCAGAACGATCCGGCTAAGCTGTACTCGGCGTTCGCTTCCCTGTTCGCACAGATGGAAGACAAGGACGTTGACCCAGTTGAAGACGACCTGTTCATCTTCGTCCGTCCGGCCACCTTCTACACCCTGTTGGAAGCCGAGCAAGTTATCAACGGTAACTACGTTACTGCTGCTGGCACTTCGGTTGAAGGTCACATCTTCAAGGCGTGGGGCGTCCCTGTCCTGAGCACCAACAACCTGCCTAACTGGGTAGAGGATGGTACTGCTGGTTCCGTGTCCGCTCTGATGGGCGAAGACTACGAAGGCGACTTCACCAAACTGGTTGCCGTGGCGTTCTCGTCCCGCGCCGTTCTGGCTGGTTCGACCATCGACCTGCAAACCAAAGTGTTCTTCGACGACGTGTCGAAGCACTGGTACGTTGATGCGTGGTTGGCATTCGCCGCTACCTCCAACCGTGCTGAGTTCGCAGGTTCCATCTACGCCGCGTAAGCCGTAGCCTCAATCCCCGCAATGGGTGCCCTAACCGGCATCTGTTGCGGGGATTTTTTGTTTCTAGGAGACACACCATGTTTATGACCGAACTGGATGTCGTCAACAAGTGCCTTGCCTCGATGGGCGAAATGCCTGTTAACAGCATCGCCAACAGCACGAACCCGATGGTCACCAACGCCAGAGCAGCCTTCGCTGATGCGAACACTCAGGAGCAGGGACCGGGCTGGTACTTCAACATTGAGGCTGTCACCCTGCACCCGCAGACAGACGGCCAAGTGTTCGTACCGGGAGACGCGCTGTCGCTCTGCACCGTGGATAGCTACAACCCAATGTGGCTGTCGATCCGTGGGCGCAAGCTGTATGACAACCGAGTCGCTGAATACTTCACCAGCTCTTCGCCCATCAAGGTGAAGATCATCCGGGCATTGCCATTCACTGACCTGCCGTACAACATGCAGCGCCTTGTCCGGGCCAGCACCGTCGAGAAGTTCCAACTGGACTACGACGGCGACGAGCAGAAACAAAGCTCGGCAGCCGAGGAATACCAAGCAGCGTATGCGTTGGTGATGATGGATCACACTCGGTCGGTGAAAGCGAACATGCTCACTCAAGGGGCAACCGGCGCAGCCCGGTATCAGAACCGCGTCCCTTACGCAACGAGACGATTCGCATGACGAAAGTGACAGGGAACTATGAGTCCCTTATCCGGGGCGTCTCCGAACAGGTGGCGCACCAGCGGTTCCCCGGCCAACACTGGGCGCAGGACAACATGATATCTGACCCGGTGCGCGGCCTTGTGCGGCGCGCTGGCAGTTTCATGCACGACGAGGTCAGTACAGGCGCGCTGCTCACTGCGGCGACCTCTGCTGACCTTGAGGACTTCCGCGAGCACTCGCAGTACATCGGGAACGTGGAGTACAGTTTCATGTACCGCCACGGAGCAAAGCCTGTTGGCAGTACCGCCCCGGCGATTGTCGCTGTTGACAAGACTGCCCGGAAGTTCCTGCCGGTGTCCGTGAACCCGGCAGACACGGCACTGACGGCTGTGCTTGACTCCGGGATTGCATCTGTGTCTGCCGTAGGACGATTCGTTCTGATGGCGGCAACGGCAGTCCCGACCACGCAGGTTACAACAGAGCCGTGGAAGACTGACCAAGACGGGGTAGCCGTTGTGAAGTTCGGCGCATATAGCCGGACGTACACACTCAGCGCGACCTCTGGTGGGGTGCTGCGGACAGGCTCCTACACGACGCCTACCAGCTACTACCCCGGCGTGCTGAACACCAGCGACATCCTGACCAGTGACCCGGACTACAACAAGAAAGTAAACGACCGCGTGTACGCTTACCAGACCGCTGTTAACCAGTGGATCGGTACGGCTGCTGCGGCGATTGTGCCGTCGTCGATTGCGCAGAACCTTGTTAACGCTATTATCGCAGCAGGCTTCCCGTCAGCGAACGTGGGCTGGGTAGGCAGTGACGGCACCATCGTGTTCCACAACATCACCACCTTGGCCATCACGGACTCTGGCGACGGTTCCCAAGTGGATGCAGTGTTCCGTGAAGTGGAGAGCGTGAACAACCTGAGCGTTCGGCATTGGCCGGGGAAGGTTGTAAAGGTTAGCCCGAAGCTAACGGCAGGCGGCGACCAAGCATCCTTCTATGTGAAGGCGCGAGCCGTCAACGGGGAAACCACTGGATGGGTAAAGGTCATTTGGGAAGAGGCAGCCGGCACCATTGTGACTCCGGGGTTCGTGACGCTTCTCGGGACTATCGAAGACGGGACGCTATACGTTGCCAGCACACCAGCTCTACTGGAGGCGCTGAGCGGTGTTGATACACCGAGCTGGGCAGTCAGTTCCTCCGGCGACTTCGACAGCCAACCGCTGCCGCTGTTATTCGGAAAGACGGTCAACTACTTGCGGCTGTTCCAAGACCGCTTGATGATCGTGTCCGGCTCCACGGTGCTGCTGTCCCGCAGCGGTGACTACTTCAACTTCTTCAAGACCTCGGCGCTGATTACAGCGAACGACGACCCAATTGAAATGTTCGCATTGGGCTCTGAGGACGACGTGATTACGGATGGCGCTCTGCTGGACCGGGACTTACTCCTGTTCGGCAACGTCTGGCAGTATGCAATCAGTGGCCGTGAAGCCCTGATGCCGCAGAACCCGTACATGGCGATCCAGTCCAGCTTCGCTGACTCCAACCGCTGCGCCCCGGTGTCCGCTGGTAACTTGGTGTTCTACACTCAGCCCCGCGATCACAAGCTCACGTTGCAGCAGATGCAGACCGGCGCATACGCTGGTACGGTGTCCACGTTTGAGGTAACTCAGCAGCTCAGCAAGTACCTGCAAGGCAACCCGAAAGGGCTTGTGGCAACTACGTCTCCATCCGCGATCTTCGTCCGCACTGACGGTTTGAAGAACGGTGTCTACGTGTTCAGCTACTTGGATTCTCCGGGCCAAACGGAACGCTTGTTCGATAGCTGGAACCGCTGGACGTGGGACGCCAACATGGGCACCCTCGCCGGGATCACTGGCAAAGACGGGGCAGTCATGACGGTAACGCTGCGGCAGGGCACAGCGGGCTGCTTCTTCGTTCTGGATGAGTTCACCCTGAATGCGTCGCTTAGCACTTCACCGTATATGGATAGCATGCGACCACTGGCAACGCCGGGAGTGTTGACGCCGGATCTGTACGAGGACGTGTGCGCTGTGGCGATGGACAGCACAGCCGGTGACTTCTTCCTGATTGGTCGCAGCTACGACATGGTTGACCAGCTCACTACTGAGTTCCCGGACAACCTGTCAAGCATGCAGCTCGGCTTCAACTTCGACAGCCATTGCATCCTCACGAACCCGTACATGCGGGACGAGGACGGGAAGGCGATTCTGGATGGCAGGCTGACGCTCGGCACACTGGTGGTGACGCTGGTTGACAGCGCGGCCTGCAAGGCACGCACCAAGGATCTGGAGACGTTGGATCAGACTGAGGTGGAGGTTCTGAACTGGGTGGCCCGTCCAGCCGGTGCATGGATCTTGAACAAGCAGCAGATCGAAGAGACAGCCAACATCACCGTTGGCGTGTACAAGGAGATTCGCAACGTCAAGGTCAAACTCTCAAGCCGCTCGTGGCTGCCCTTCGGGCTGTCAGCAATCGAGTGGTCTGGTCAATTCTTCACAAGGAGAACTTAATGTTTTGGGTTCTAGCAGCGATGGCCGTAATGGGCGCTGTGAAGGGCCAGAACGAAGCCAAGGCTACGAACATCACCAACAAGGCCAGCACCAAGATTCGGAATCTGGAACGGGAAGTCAGCAACGAGAAAGCGGGCGCCACGGCGTCCCTTAACCGTATGACTCAGTCGATCAAGAACAACGATATGCTCCGTCAAGGCGGGCAGGTTGTGAACAAGATCGCATCCCAACAGATCGAACTCGGGCGGCAGATGACCACTGGCGGATTCACGCAGCGGTTGCGGGCAGCACAGGAAGCAGGGGCTCTTGCCGCTGCCTCCGGCGCCGCTGGTGTAGGTGGTGGTTCCGTAGACATGATGGACAACGTTCTGGACCTGAACGCACAGATTGAGCAGAACGATGCTGAGTCCGTGTACCAGCGTCAGATGTTCCAGCTTGACGATGATAAGCGTGAAGCGCAGTACCAGATGTACAACTCGCTGGACGCCAACGTGTTCCAAGCGAACGCACGATTTGCAGAGATTCAAGGACCGGCCAAGCTGGACACCTCGTTCTCCAAGTTCGGTGCAGAAGCCGGTGCCAACCTCCTGCAAGGGATGTACAGCTCTGGCACGTTCAACAAGGGCGGGGCGCTAGACGTCAGCAAGGCCAGCGGCGGGTTCTCCGGGCTGTTCCGGCGCACGTTCAGCACTGGCAACAACGCAGACAGCGCGACTGGCTCAGGCTTTGAACTGGGCAGCACATTACTTTAAGGAGTCAAAATGGTAGGTTCACGGCAGTCAGCGGGAGTCAGTGGTAGCCCCACTCCGGGCTTCCAAGACGTAGTGCGCTCTGAGCCTGTCAGTGATGGCCTCGCCGGTTTCGTAATGAAGCTTGGCGAGCGCTACGCCACTGGCAGGATCGCAGAGAAGCAGCAGGACATGTTCCGTCAGGGCATGCAGCGCGTTGCGACCGGTGAGGCGTTGCACGACATCAAGAACGACCAGCCGGCCTTTGCAAGTGTCTTCGGACCAACCGCCACCATCCGTGGTGCGCAGGCGATGGCCAAGGTCAAGGGCGTTGACGATGTAACGACCGAGATTTACAACCGCATGCCTGAGCTTGCGAAGATGGACCCTGCCGCTGCTGGTAAGCAGATGATGCAGTCCATGCAACAGCACCTCACTGGCGACAGCGATGTGGACAACGTTCTGCAACTGAAGATCGTGGAGCAACTCCCGACTCTGATGAAGGCGCAGAGCAAGGCGAATTACGCTTACGTGCAAAGCGAAAGCGCTCGGCAGTACGCCGGGATGGTGAACAGCGCGGCGAACACCGTGCAAGGCGCTGCGCTCAATCGGGCCAACGGCATCACCAATGACGAGGACTTCGGCGCTGCCAAGACCAACGCCCTGATGTCACTCCGGCAGCCAGCCGGCATGGACGACGCAACCTACCGGGACACCGTGAAGAAGCTCGCTATCAATCAGATGGCGCAGGGCAATCACTGGGTTGACCGCTGGATGAACGAGCGTATCGACGGTAACCCGAGCTTCTATGAATCGGTGCTGGACGTTGACGACCAGACCGCAATCATCAAGGCGCGGCAGGAAGCCGAGGTCACGACTGCCAAGCAGTACGGCTTCAACCAGTACGGCGCAGCAATCGCGCAGCTTAGCGGGCAATCCGCAGGCATGAGTCCGGCACAGATCCAGACTCAGATCAACCGCATCAACGAGCAGTACATGGCGGAGACGGGCTCCCAGTCCGGTATCATCAGCCAGAAAGACATGATGGCGATGCAGAAGGCCAGCTACTCCCGTGCCTTCCGAATCAGCGACAAGCGCTCCGAGCAGAACTACGAAAGTGGTCTGCGTACACAGGAAGCTTTCGAGACACGCAAGGCGCAGATCCAAGGGGCTATCACCCTTATGGAATCCGGTGCCGGCAAGTTCGGTATCAGCTCCGGCGTACCCAAGCCAGAGTATGACCAGATGGTCTTCGACTCGTGGGGAGTCAAGCAGAGCATGCAGACTCCAGAGCAGGCGAGCGCGTTCATCGTTGACAACTACAACCACGGCAACGAGTACGTCAACCCGCAGCTCAGCAGCATGTTGCAGGAGCCGTTCCGCCAGCTTGAAGGCGGCGGTCCAATCGGCGCTGAGTTCGACCGGACGCAGCAGATCTACACGCAGCTCCTGTCCCAACCGGACGGGCAGGCCACGGCAGATGCGTACCTCGGCACCGAGAACGCCATCCGAATGGAGCAGTACAACCGCTTCATCAAGTCAGGCTCGCTGTCCCGCATTGAAGCAGCGCAGGCTGTGTTCGGCAAGCCGCTGGTTAAGAACCCCGGCATCACCACTGCGGACAACAAGGCCACGCTGGACAAGGCGCTGAATGACCTGAGCAAGAAGGGCGGCGGTGGTGCATGGCTGCGCGGTATCCCTGACATGGACGAAGGCAACAAGGCAATCCTGATGGAAGCTGCCGGCCCTGAAATGCAGATGATGATGGACAACCTGAACATGACACCGGAGCAAGCTGCCAAGCGCGCTGCACCGGCTGTACTGCGCAAGCTGGACATCCTCGGCCCTGCCGTGATCCGCAAGATGCCGGGACAGGATTCTCTGGCAATGGCCATCGGCTCCAACCAAGAGGACGCCGGGCGTGCGTTCTTCGAAGTGGCGCAAGCGGAAGCCAAGAAGAACGGCGTCAACGTGGCGCTGGGCGGCTGGTGGGAAACCGCTAACAGCCGTCAGCCGAAGAAGGGCTACAGCATCACCGGCGACATGGTCGGCAAGGCACAGGCAGCAGACACAGGCGCTACGGCGTTCAGTGGTAAGTTCTCCCCGTGGCAGGCAATGACCACGCACGGCAAGCTTCAAGTCAACCGCCTGAAGGATCAGGTTATCGACGGACAGACTGTCCAGATCTATCACACCACTGTCGTCACTCCTGACGGCGAATCAGCATCGTTCACCTTTGACTCCCGCCAAGTGCGCAAGCACT